TGATTTGCTTAACTATCCGGGTTTAACTTCTGGCGTTTTAGTTAAAACTGAATATGATGATTTTAAAGAAAAAGATTCAAAAACAGATGAAACTATTGTAGCTATTGCTGAAATACAAGCAGAAAAAGCTGAGGCTGAAGATGTTGACCCTATATCTATTTGGGTTACACAAAGCGAAGTAATACGTAAGCAGCGTGATTTAAAGGAGTCTACTGTTAAACAAAGGCTAAAAAGATTGAAGGATGATAATAAAATATATTATGAACAAGGCAAAGGCTATCAAGCTAAAAAGTACGATGATATTAATTAGTTACATAATTAGTTACATTAGTTACTTTTTAGTTACATTTCTTTTCAAACTTCAAAGAAAAAAGAGTTACATTTTGAGTTACATACATATACCTTTAGGTATATGTAACTCATGTAACTTTTTAAGAAGTCGCCTTTTGCTAATATGTAACTATTAATGTAACTATGAATTATAAAGAAGACAAAATAAAAGAACTTAAAGCAAAGCAACTTAAGAAAGAATTAAATAAGTCATTGCTAGAATTGAATCAAATAAAAAACAAAATAAGTAAAGAGTGGGGTAAACAAAGAATTTTACAGTTAATATCTCCAGAGCTTCTCATGAGGTTTAAAAGAGCCGAGGCAAAATACTTAAACGCATATTTAACACATAATAAGATTGAGTTAAATAATATGATGATAAGAGCTTATGAAGCATTAATAAAAGATGCTAAAGATTTAGGCTATAATAAGTTATCACCAGAATTTATATTAAGTAATCATCCTGTTACAAATAAACAAATTATTATTTGCGTCAACGAAGATGATATGCCGATTGCATACGAAAGATACAAAAGCAAAGAAGATGTTATAATTTTTTATATTGACGAATTACTTATAGCAATAGATCAAACTATATTTAATGCTAAGCGCGCAACATATAAATTACGAGGGCAAATAAAAAAATATGAAAGTATCAGTTAAAAGCAATATAAAAGAATTTAACAAAGAGTTAAAAAAGTTTCAAAAAGTTGATATACCGAATGTTACACGCATAGCTCTAAATGAAACAGCAGTACGAATTAAAGAGCTTGAACAAGCGTCTATGCGTAAATCATTTGACAGGCCGAGACCGCAAACTTTAAAAAGTGTTTATGTTGAATTTGCTAAAAAAAATAAACTTCAATCAACAATTACATTTAGAGACTGGGCCCAAGAATTTATACACAGAAACATAGTTGGAGGAGTAAGGCCAGTAATAAATACAGCTGTTCCAACTGTAAATGCTAAGCTTAATAAGTACGGCAATATACCTGGTAGAAAATCTGGTGTTGTTAAAGGCAAACAATTTAAAGATACAATTAAAGGTATTTATGGCGTATGGGAGCCAACTAAAAAAGGTGTAAAAATTATTCATAGGTTTGAAACCAATCCACAATATAATCCTATATTTCCATTTTATCGAGTGGCTACAAGCGCAGCAAATAAGTTATACCCAATTAAATATGAAAAGATTGCAAATTATTATATTAAAAAAGCTGGGTACAAAGCTAAATGAATTTTCAATCATTATTAAACATGGGCATAGAGTACGAAGAAAAAGTTTTAAAAACTTTAAAAAGAAAATACCCGTTAGCAACGCGTATAGACGGGCAGTTCGTTGACTACGATATATGGGTGCCCGAGTTACATAAAAGCGTTGAAGTTAAATACGATAAAAAGTCTGAGCAAACAAATAATATTATTATCGAGTATGAGCGTAATAATAAGCCAGGAGATATACTTACAACTAGAGCCAGCTATTGGTGTATACATACAGCCTCTGGATTCTTATGGATTAAACCTATAAAAATCATTGAGTGTATCTTACGAGAAGATTGTAAAGATATAAAAGTTAACAATGCTAAATGTTATTTGATTCCAATAATTACTTTACACAGCTATAGTATAAGGGGTTCGCTTTGATTTTAAGCATAAGTTCCAAAACAACAGGTACTCTGTGGAATATGACCGCCGCGGTTATTCGCTCACGGGGTTTTATTAGACACTCGTTCCGTACATTGAGTTTAATTTTAGATTATGGCAAGTAGAAAAGACGTAGCCGAGCATTTGTTTATGTCGGTCCAAAATGTTGGCAAATTAGTTGAAAAAGGCGTATTTAAGCCAAAACCAGGCCCAAATCCGCTTGATTTAGATCATTGCAGACAATCTTATATAGAAGAGTTGCAACAAAAGGCTAGATATACATTAAAAGATGGCACAGGAGATATTACAGAGGAAAAAACTAAGCTTACAGCCGCCCAAGCAAAGAAAGCACAGCTAGATGTGGCTGTTATAGAAGGAAAGCTAATACCAACCGATCAAGTAGAATCAACCTGGGTAAGTTATGCTGCTAATTGCCGTGGTAAGCTGTTAACAATACCAAATAAAGTAAGTCATTTAGTTTTAGCTAGCGAAGATTTTAATGAGGTAGAAAAAATAATAAAGAATTCAATATATGAGGCATTAGAGGAATTAGCAAATGACCCAATACCAAGAGAATATAGAGAGAATACTCTTATCGACAAAAAAGACGTGGACCCCTCCGCCTGATTTAACTGTTTCAGAATGGGCTGATCAGTATAGAACGCTTTCGCCCGAGTCATCAGCGGAAGCAGGTATGTGGAAAACATCACGAGCACCATATCAAAAAGGTATTATGGATGCTGTTAATGATCCTAAAATTCATACTATTGTTTTTATGAAAAGCGCACAGGTTGGCGCAACTGAAATATTAAACAATATAGTGGCTTATTATATTGACCAAGACCCTAGCCCGTGCTTAGTATTACAACCAACATTGCAAATGGCTCAAGCTTGGAGTAAAGACAGGCTTGCCAATATGATTCGTGATTGTGATAGGTTAAGAGCTAAAGTTAAAGACCCAAGAAGTAAAGATAGCTCTAACACAGTTTTATCTAAGCAGTTCCCGGGAGGTAATATAAATATCGTCGGGTCAAACTCAGCAGCAGGATTAGCATCAAGACCAATACGAATTTTGCTTTGCGATGAAATAGATCGTTATGACCCTAGCGCTGGTGCAGAAGGAGACCCGATCAACCTAGCGGTAAAACGTACTACAACGTTTTGGAATCGAAAAGTGTTTATTACTTCAACCCCAACAATTAAAGGCTTATCAAGAATTGAAATTGCGTTTGAGCAGTCAGACCAAAGATATTATAATGTCCCGTGCCCTGAATGTAACGAATACCAGGTTTTAGATTGGGAGCAAATACATTGGGAATCTAAAAAGCCTGAAACAGCAGAATATACTTGCAAGCATTGCGAATGTATTATCCCGGAAACTAAAAAAATGTGGATGTTATCTCGAGGCAAATGGGTTGCAACGCAAGAAACAAAGAAAACAGCAGGATTTCATATATCCGAATTATATTCACCGTGGAGAACATGGAAAGATATGGCTGTTGATTTTTATGCTGTTAAGAGTCAGCCTGAAATGCTAAAGACATGGGTCAATACTGCTTTAGGTAAAACGTTTGATGATCCGGGTGAAAGTATTGAACATAGCTCATTAATGAATCAACGAGAAGAGTACGACTATTCAAATATTCCAAACAATGTTTTATTAATTACAGCCGGTGTTGATGTACAGGGGGATAGACTCGAAGCTCAAACAATAGGTTGGGGTAAAAACAACGAAGCTTGGGTTTTAGACTATCGCGTATTTTTTGGGGACCCCTCAAGTAATGTTGTTTGGAAAGATTTAGATACATATTTAGGAACAACATTTAAAAGAGAAGATGATAAACCTCTTAGAATTGCATGCGCTTGTGTTGACTCCGGCGGACATCATACACAACAAGTGTATGCGTTTACTTCAAAACGTGTACATAGAAAAGTATTTGCTATTAAAGGTCAGTCACAAAGCAATAAGCCAGTAGCAGGGCGACCATCTTTTATTGGCCGGTCAAGACATATACTTTACCCTGTTGGTTCTGATACTGCAAAAGAAGCAATTTATACTCGATTAAAATCTGAAATAAAAACAATACACTTTCCAGCTACAGTTGATGAGGAATATTTTCGTCAGTTAACTTCTGAAAAAAGAGTTATTAAATATTTTAAAGGGGCTAAAAAGTTTGAATGGGTTAAAAAGACAACGCGTAATGAAGCGCTTGATACATTTGTTTATGGATTGGCCGCTTTGTATATACTGCAACCGAATTATGACCGCTTAGAGCAATTAATTAATAAAAACAAATCAACGCAAGCGGAGCATACAAAAAATGTTAAAAACAATTCATTTAGAGCTAATCAAAGGCGTAATTGGGTAAATGATTGGAAATAAACATATAAAAAGGTATACATTTATATATGATTTGATATAATTATCTTATAAACAAACAACATAATTTAAGGAGTTAATTATGAATATACAAAATAATCCATATGTAAAAAACCCTGCTTATACTTGGTATGTGCTTGGAGGACCATCGGCCTCTTATACACATTTTTTTGTTAAAGGTATGAACCCTTTTAAACATAAAGTACCTAAACATTTTCGTTTTAATAACAAGCAAGACGCTTACAATTTTATGGTTAAAGAAAATAAAAAAGTTATTGCGGATTTTAATAAAAAATGATTGGCGATATTAAAAAATTAAACCGGTATTACAAAATATACCGGTTTATTAGCAAAGCATCTGATAATGAAAAATTACATTATCTTGAATTTAGAGCTAAGTTTATTCAAGAAGAATTAACAGAATTGTTTGAAGCTATTAACAATGAAGAGCCCGATGAAGTAGTTGATGCTTTTATAGATATCATTGTAATTGCGCTAGGCTCTCTTGATGCGTTTGATGTAGATATTAAAACAGCATGGAAGCGTGTGCATCATGCAAACATGCAAAAAGAAATAGGAGTTAAAGATAGCAGGCCGAATCCTTTAGGATTGCCCGATCTTGTAAAACCAGAAGGCTGGCAAGCTCCTCAACATTTTGATAATGTAGGTAAATTAGATTTTTTAAATAAGGAGTAAAACATGCATTCAGTATTAAGCGAAGCGGCAGCTTTACAAAAACAAAAAGCCGAAGATTACAACTCAAAAGATTCTGAAGCTAAGCAAGAATATTTTCCGTATGGGCATCATTCATATTTGCAAATGATTCAAACAAAAGTAAAGCGTTTAGAATCGATAGCGTTTGACGAAAAGAAACCTAACTTTGAATCTAGCTATGATTCAGTATTAGATTTAATTAATTATGCTAGTTTTTACGGAGCTTACTTAAAAAAACAAAATGGAAAATGAAAAGCAATATTTCAATCTAGTTAACAAAGTATTAACTCAAGGCGTTAATAGGGATAAAGAAAGAACAGGTGTTGGTACAAAAAGTATATTTGGTGCTAACTTAGAATTAAATCTTAAAGCAGGCTTTCCTTTATTAACGCATAGAAAAATATTTTATAAAGGCGTTATTGGCGAGCTATTAGCTTTCCTAAGAGGCCATACAAATGTTAATGACTTTAAAAGTTTGGGTTGTAACTATTGGGACGCCTGGGCTGAGGATGATGGAAACCTTGGGCCTATATATGGCTATCAGTGGAGAAATTATTCGGGGTTTAAAATAGATCAGTTACGAAATGTAATTAGCGAAGCTAAAAAGAATCCTCAATCAAGAAGGTTGTATGTAACAGCCTGGAATCCGATTGATGCTAATAAAATGGCTTTATTACCATGTTTTCACGGTTTTCAATTGTTAATTCACGAGAATAATTTAAATTTACTAGTCAATATGCGCTCGTCTGATGTAATGGTGGGACTTCCTTCGGATGTCTTGTTTCATGCATTATTAATGTTAGTTTTATCTAATGAATTAGATATAACTCCTCATAAACTAATATTTAATTTAGGCGACGCGCATATCTATAATAATCATTTGCAGTTTGCAAAAACTATTGATACGCTTGAAATATTTAACCCACCAAATGTAAAATTAAATGATCAAGCTAATATTGATAATATTTATAATAATGATTTCTTAATATCAAGTTATAAACATAATGCAGTACAAAAATTAAAAGTTAATGTCTAATTATTCTGATGCATGGAATTTAAAATATATTGAATTAGCAAAAAAGTTTGCTAGCTGGTCTAAAGACCCTTCAGTTAAAGTTGGTGCTGTTGCTATAGGTTCAAAAGGTCAAGTATTATCACAGGGCTATAACGGATTTCCTAAAAAGTTTAATGATACGCTCAACATATATGAAAACTCAGAATTAAAAAAACAATATATTATTCATGCTGAAATGAATTGCATATACCATGCCACACTAAATGGGATATCCTTAGAAGGGTCAACATTATTTGTGTATGGCTTAGAGGTGTGCCATGAATGTGCAAAAGGTATTATTCAAGTAGGTATAAAAGAAGTGGTAACGTATTCGCCGAAACCGCCTAAAGATAAGTGGGTTAAAAGTTTTAAAACCTCAACAGAATTACTAGCTAAAAGTAATATAAATTATATAAAATTACATAAAAATAAATTTTAAACATATCTTACAATTTATTATAAATATTCGTTATAATCGGGTATAGATATATTTTTAATTTATGGCTAATATTTTTAATAGAGCGGACTACGCATCAAACGAACCGTTTGAGTTGGTCGTAGGTGATACCTGGGCGTGGAAAAAAGACGACCTCGCTATTGATTACCCGGTCGGTTCTTATTAGCTATCTTAT